AAATCGGGCAATATCAGAGTCAATTAACGCTTGCTGATAAGCCTCTTGCTGCGCACCAACCTCTGAAACGGTCTGAGCGGGCCGTAGAAGCCCTGTCTGGACTCCTGAGAGGTTCTGTATAGCATTCTGTTGGTTCTGTAGATAAGCCTGTGTAGCTGCTGTAGCGGTGCTGTCAGCCGCTTGCTGCTCTTGGATTCTCTGTCGATCACCGCCAAAAGCGCCCTGCTGAATAGCTTGACTGCCTATGCTTGGAAGTATATTCCCTTGCAGGTTAGACACAAAGGGATCTATGATTGCTCGGCTTTGCGCTGAAGTAGGATCAAATGCTGCATTTAAAGCATTAGCAGCACCCATTCCTAGAGCACCCTGAACTCCAGCAGCATCAAGACCTAGCTGTTGTGCAGTCGCAGTGTTAAACGATTGGTTTGCAACAGCAGATCCAGGGTAGTATTGATCTGCACCAGCATCAAAAGCTGCTTGAGACATCCCAAAAAGTTCAGTTAAAGCTCTTTCCTGTGCTGGAAATGGCTTTGTTATTGTTGTTGATGTTGATGGTGCATCGCCGCCGCCGCCCATATTAAACCTCGTAATCTTTCATCATTAATGTGTGTTTTAACTCAAAATCAGGAAAAAGCTTTTTCCATCCTATTCTTGCTGCAAATGCTGTTGCTTCTGCGCCTTGCTCTTTGGCCCAACCCTCTATTTGAGTCATCATAGATCTAAAATCATCTACGCTATCGTTATCTTTTGTAGCCACAAAAGGTATTTCTAATACACTTTTGTTTGGGTAGTGAACTATCTTTGTTGTTCCAGCCAGTAATATTTCCTTATCAAACATTACCCACAAGTCTTGCTGTCCTTTTTTTACAATCTGATAAAGGTCATCTACATCATAATAACCTTCTGATCGGTCTATAGCTTTCTGTAAGAGTGGTATACAAGCATCCCAAACCCTATCTACCTGATCTATTTCTAGCTTTACTAAATCCTTCTGCATCCTCTCTCACCTCTCTTGTTACTTGTCTTTCGCCTGTATTATTATCCAGTTTAGACTATCACTAAATAAAGTGACACCCTCAAAGTTCCTGTTTATCTCGTAATCTGCTGTGCTGCCATCTATTGTAAATGCACCTGGATCAAGAGCTACCTTATGGTTAGCGTCTGTAGAATCATCAGACACTATTCTGAGCGTTCTGTACTTCTGTACGCTCGGATCTGGCAAAGCAACAGTCCACGTGCCATTTGATGTTCTTGAGTGCTTTACAAGCAAAAAGTCAGACAAGTAATCATAAGTATTAGTCTCGCCAGTATTGCCTGTTAAAACGTAAGGCTCTGTGTCAGCACTTGCAAACCTAATCCAGCCTAAATCGTTGTCAACATCCTTGTTTAAATAGTCATAACGGTAAAGTCCTCTACCTCTATGACCGTTAAAGTTATTCTCTTCACCATCAGCATACATAATCATGCCAATCTTGGGATCTGCAACAGGCGCATTAACAGGTATAAACGTAAGAAGTTTTTTCATGTCTTCTATGCGCTGACTAAGCTTTCTTAGCTCATCCTCTATAACTGGCCTGTTGTATTGTGATGGCAGGTTAGCCATTATCGTTCGCCTTCCATTCTGCCTTGCACAATTAAGTTAGTAAGAGTCCAATTATCCGATGTGGAATCACTTTCTATTTTAAGTGTAATGTACCTTCCCGCAGATCTAATTGGAAAGCTTTTAAACGTGTCATCAATTATAAAGCTGTTAGTTTGGCCATCAGCTCTTGTGTAGTTTGGCTCAGCATCAATTGTGTCAGACCATCCCACTGAAAGTGTAGGAGAGCCTACTCCTTCTTTACCCACGCGAATCGAAGATATTTCTTTAACTCTGGATGCGTCATTTAAGTCATGGGCTTTAGTAATTGCTGAAACGCTAGGATCACTTAGCGATGGAGTGTTACCCTCGTAATACAAGTTACCTATAGAGTCAGCAGATATTGCTTCGTGAAATATACCCCTGTCTAGGTAGGCTGATATAACTTGATCTCGCATTCCCCACTGACCAGTCTTATAGTTATAATAAATTTCTTTGGTTATGCTTGACGAATTTAAAGGAACAGCCCAGACAATTTCATTTTCTTTTGAGTTGTCAAAAGCGTATATTTGAGCAAGCTCTGATTGAGCTACGTTATCTCTAAAAAATTGATTCATACCGCTTTCGCGGCCTATCATATTTACAGATGCTCCATCCGTTACAAAGAAGCCATCTCTGCTTGCGCCATAGTTTTGACGACCAACAGATACAACTGAGTTTGGAGATACAGCGCCAACACTGCCCTCTAGTGCAACCTGATAGCCAAATATATTAGGAAGGCCAATATAATTAACAACAAACATTTGAGTGTCTGTATATACCGCTAAACCATTACCTAGCTGACAAACGCAGCGGATGGGTGTCTCTGCTTCTCGAATTAAAAGACTACCAGCAGTGTTTGTTGCGTCTGCTGTCCATGTGTCTAAGTCGTCTGTACTACACCATGCAAAGCTTGTGCTGTAATCTACATTACCCTTGCTGTAGTTAAACGCAAGCATATGTGGCCCTTGACGATGAAAGCACTCTAATGAATCAAAGTCTATATCAGGAACAGATATGGTTGCCGTAGCATCTTGGCCAGACCCAGTTAGCGTATTGAAATCTATATTCTCGTTATCCACATACCCGCTGCCGAAATCGGTAATTTCAAAGTCAACAATCCCACCTGCTTGTACTTTTGTAACGGTGGCTGTTAACCCAGTCCCGACTCCTGTAGTAGTTGTTGATGAAAGAGTGTCACCTACTGCGTAACCAGTTCCAGGATCATCATTTATAGTGATTGTTGCTCCACTAACTTCATCGTTATGGTATATATTAAAGTTTACATTGTTCTTTTTAATTACAGGTTTTGTTGACCCTTTTGCGCCAACTACAAACGAACCAAATGTTTCAAAATCCCATTGGTCTGATTCGTTAGTTGCTTCATCCCAAGTTGTCTCAGAAGAATCCCAGTTTGTTTCGCCTACCGATATTGTTGCTGCGCTAACGTCATAAGTTTCATCCCCTGTTGGAATGTTTGCAGAAGTGTTAATGGTGGTAGTGCTTCCTGGTGGCTGCCCTGTAGGGTAGTTTGCAATATGATCTCCGTTTGGATCGTACACCATTGCAGCACCACCAACTCCAGTTATTCCTGAAATAGTAAAGCTAGATCCAGCAGTTAATCCATGGGGAACCACAGTTTGCAAAGTTAAAGTTCCTAAAGTTCTGCTTGCACTAATTAAGGCAACAGTCCCGCCAGAAAGCCCGTCCCAAAGAGTGCCTTCAGATGCCCTTATAAGTGTATATCCGCTACCAACAGTGTTATAGGATGGGCCAGCAGGGCTAAGCAGTGAGTCGTTTAAGCGAAATGAATATATATTGTTAAGATCGCCAAGATACGCAACCTTTGTATCGAACTCGCGTGTAGCTGTGATTCCTCGAATTGGGCTATTAGAGCTTTGCGGAGCCAACTTATAATCATGTATAAGCTCTCGACCAGCCTTTCTTCGCATGCCAAACTCGGTATACTGCACCCCATTTACCGTTTCCCAAAATGGTATTTGACGATCAAATCTTTCTGGATATACGCCAGTCTTTAAAAGATTAGTTGCATCTAATTTAAAACCACCGCTTTTATCAGTTTCAAATGGCATTTATTAATCCTATGCTGTTCTTGTCCAGATGTAAGTTGCTACGGTAGGCTGCACATTGTGAGTAAAGTCGTTTATTGTTGTGTCTCCAGCAGTATCTGGGCCTGCCTCGTTAGAAATAGATGTGCTTGTAAATAAACTTCTATCGGCATAATTCGCAAAATCGCCAGTATTAGTCCCAATATCTACAGTATTTCCGGCTGCATCAAAACCCTTAGTTGCCGCGGTTAGGAGTGTTGCTACGCGAAAACATTCGCCGCCACCAATAATAGGATCGTTCCCATAAAAGCTTGTCATTCGGTGACTGTGATCTCGAACGGTGGACTGTTTGTCAAGGTTGTACTCAGTGCCAGATTCTTCATTAAGAGTGTTAAAGTTTTTAAGAGCTAGTAAAGAGTCAGCATCGCCAGTGTAAGTTTCTGCATCTCCAATCTTATCGTATTCAAAAGAGGTGCTTGAGTTAACTTTTCTAACAACGTAATTTCCGTTTATATCTGTTGTTGTAAATGGAACGCCGCTAACCTCTATATAATCACCAAGAGATAATCCATGGTCAGTTTGAGTTGTCCATGTAACTCGGCTAATACCACCTATGTTTAACCCAAGAATAGCTGTTGACTGATCTAAATCAACATCAGCTTTTATGCCAGCAATAACTCTACCTTCAGCATAAGCTTCCCAAGTGCCAAATGATTCTTGAGCAAAAAAGTAACCCTCGCTGCCTGGATCTTCAGATCTAGTTGTTGTTAATATAGCTCCTACTGGATATACTGCTCCAAGCATTACTTCATAAAAACTTTTTGCAGGAGTTGAGCTTAAAACCTTCCATATTCCAGTACCCGCTGGCGAATCATTTTCTTGAGAGTCATACACTAACTCGTAATAACCGCCAGCAACAAGATCGCCAATAGCTAAGGATGATCCATCAAATTTCTTGACAGGTTTTTGGCCTAATAAATTTACACCTAAAGTTGGGTTTGTAACTGTAGTTGTACCGCCATCAGCTATCTCAATAAGAATCCTGATCCCATCAAGATACTGAAAAGTTGGTACGTCTGCATACGAAACAGTTATAACGTCTGTGCCGCTTGTAACAGCCTTATCTGTGCTGGCTCTTAAAAATCTATTAATTTCATCAGCAGCAAATCCAAAGTTATCTCGAACGCTAGAAGTAGTGGCTGAACCTGAAGTTGGGTTTGTTCTTACTATTGCTGAAGTCATTAGACTAACGGGCCTCCATTGGCTGCTATACTTTCGTCTTTAATTCGTGCTCTGCCAATACCTTGCTTGGCTCGTCTTGCCTGTACGTTTACAATTCCTTCATCAACCATTTGCTTAAAGTAATTAACTCGACCGTCATCCTTTAAGTAGACGTAAGCTTCTTGAAGGGCTGCGTTTAAATAAATATCTTGTAGTAATACTGGGCCATTGTCACCACCGTCTAAATCTTTGTCTGCGCTATATAGAACGCTGAACGCATCTGTATTGTCTGATGCTGGTGTTGGCGCAAAGTAGATCTTATCGCCAGACACAGTGTAGCGTGTTACTGAGCCACCCTCTGCTGCGTAGTCAAGAAGCTCTGACATCGATGCAGCTTCTACTCTACGGCCTTTTGAATCTGATACGCTAATAACAAACTTAGTGCCTACTGGTAGAGTTGTAGCTTGAGCTACAGGAGTAATCTCTGTGAGAATCTCTTGCTCTACGATAGATAGTCTACGGTTTATTTTTAATTGCGCTAACGTCAAAAAGTCAGGTATCTGCGCTGACAAGTCTGATCTGTTTAACCAGTCGGCTATTGCTGCCTGTAGGTCTGCGTTTGTTGATAAAGCCATTACAGTCTCGCTGTGGTGGTTTTCATGTAGGGGTAGTGTGTCTCGATGATTTTAAATAGATACTTATAATCTACATAATCACCCAGTAAATCAATTCCATGCTCAGTCTTAATTCTCATAACGTCAGTCATTGATAAATCTAAAACCTGATGGTAGTTTTGTTTTGGATCGTACTTAATCCAATCGCTTGTATTATTTCTTTTTCGTTTGTTATCTTCTAGCAGCTTGGTGATGTCTTGAGTTTGAGTTAGGTGCAACGAACCATCTTCTGTTTCAGTCCACTCTTCTTTTAAATCACCATGCCATGTAACTGTTTTATGTTCTCTCACAATAGCCTCTTACTTTTTCTTTGCTGTCTTTGCCGCTTTCTTAAACGCTTTAGCTGTAGGCGCGCCTTTAGTTCCAGGCTTCCTCATCTTCTCGCCACTACCTGCTGCAATACGTTTTTTCTTAGCGTTAATGTTTGCGTATAAACCTTTTTTGGCTGGCATTTTACCTACCTACCTTTTTCATTGCTTTTTTATGAGACTCGGTAAAAGTGCTACCTTTTTTCATCTCTTTTCTCATAAAGGCCATATGCTTAGATGTATGATGCTCTTTATGTCTAGCTAAAGTATCTTTTTGCCTTTTAGTTAAATCAGCCATTACTTCTTGCCTTTCTTCGCTGGCTTCATTGGCTTTGCACCAGTCTTTCTCTTAACAGGTGGACGACCAACTTTCTTTCCGTATGTACCTTTTCCGCTTGGCATAAGACTCTCCGATAATTTAGTTATTGAATACAGGAAAAGGGAGCCGAAGCTCCCCATCCATTTTTACTTAGCTATTAAGAAATAGCGTAGTAACCAGCGTTAGCTTCTTCAGAGCGAGCTTCAAGAGTGAAGTAGCACTCTAAAAGTTTCTGTTCAGCAGAACGTTGAGTAGCGATGTCAGTAGTGTGAATCATTTTACCACCACCGAATGCCAAGCCCCATGAAGACATATCTAAAACATATAGAGTGTTGTCGTACATTTGCTTGTTAGGAACTACTTTGATTGGCCCAAACTGAGACTGGTATACAGCAACTCGGTTGTAGATCTCACCAGTAGAAGCATTTGATTCAACGCTGTCAGCAATGCCTGAAACACCAGCTCGGAAAGAACCGATAGTGCCAGCTTGACCCATGATTGAAACATTAGCGAAATCGCCAGAGTTGTTCCAAACACCGTCTAACAAAGTTTCTAAAGTATCTTCAGAGAATCCAGCAGGAGTACCAGGAGAAGGTACAGTAGTACCGTCTGAAGCAGTGTTAGCAGTACCGTCAGCAGCAACACTTTCGTTAGTGTTGATCCAAGACGCTACACTAGCAACTTCGCCAGCAGTGCTGTTAGTAGGAGAAACTTTAGCGTTCTTACCAAGAAGGGCAGTCTCAACAGTCATATGAAGCTCTTTACCTTTCTTCATTAACTGGTAAGCCATTTCTTTGCCAGGGATGCCAGCTTTGTCGAACATTTCAGCTTTGTTAGTTACGGTAGCAGTCTCAGAAAGAATACCAACGTAGTTGCCTTTACGAACACGAGTGTCAGCAGTTGCATCGCCAACTGTGTTTGCTTCAATGTCCCAAGAAGGAGCAGTTGTTGCTAAAGTGTCAGTCAACCATTCGTGGTTATCAGCAGTCGCTTTAGTTTTTGCGATGCCAGATGAGAATGGAGTTTTGTATGGAGTTACGTTAAAGATTACGTTACCTAAATCTTCACGAACGTTGTTTGCATTTTCTAAAACGTATGCACTGTTACCTGCGATTGTAGCCATGATATATTACCTAATTAAAAGAATTGAGAATTAAATCTACAGCAGTTTGTTGATTAAAAGATCCATCAGGATTTCTTTGCTGATTTAACTTTTTAGTCTTTGCCGCAGCCTGTTTTTGTGCTCGACTCGTTGACGTTCCTTTACGTAGAACAGTCTTAGAAGCTTTCTTAGCAGGAGCCTTTTTAGTTGCAGCCACTTGCTTCTGAGATTTACTAGCCATAGCAGCATCATGTAACACTTTTAATACGATAGCGTCTGTAACGGTGTTTAATGCTTTAGCACTACCACCAACGCTTTCAAAGTATTCGGTCATAACCGCTACTTTTTCAGCAGCAACTTTTTGGTCTGAAAAACTTGGCTCTAATTGAATTAACAACTTAGCTTGGTTTTGTGATTCAGCTTTAAAGTTTTCTTGTCTTTGACCTTCGTGTTGTTCATGTACTTGTTGAGCTAAACTATTAATCTCTTGTTCTCTTTGTTCAAAAAGAACTCGATTTTCTAATGCCTGTTCATAAGCATAAGGATCTGCCTCTTTTAAAGCTAATAACTCTTCAGTGTTATGGGTTGGTCGCTGACCGTATACCATTGCGCTTGCAATCTCTAACAGCTTTGCTGTTTCTTCAAGAGATGAAGTGCGTTCCGACTCAAAAGCTTTTCGCTCATTTGACAGCGCCTGAGTTTTGCGCGTGTAATCACCTTGCATCAAAATGCCGCTCTTAATCTTATCAATGTCATCAAGACCATTTTCAACAAGAAATTCGCGAGCACTAACTAAATATTCATATTCACCGTCGTCAAGCTCGATGTCACCAGAGAACTCTTCTCCGCCTTCATCACTTTCTTCGGCTTCAACTTCTTCTAGTTGATCCAAGTTTTCGTCCACTTCTTCTTCAGAATATTCTTCCTCAGATTCCGCTTCAGCTACAGGTTCATTTTCAATTTCTCCTAAATCTTCTTTAGGATTGATCATGCCCATTATTGCCTCTAGTCCAGCATCCTGTGTAATGGGTTCGTTAATAGAGAGTTCCGAAGAGTTGTTCTCATTGTCTGACATTGTTATTTCCTCAAGGATCTGTTTCCAGTTATCCTTATTGTTAAGTTATGATTTTTGGTTTCTTAGCTTCTTTCAACTCAAGATACTGATCTAGTGTTGGGGTGTGAAACACCTCGTCCACCATACCCTCTACCTCTTGCATCGTAAGCTTAGTAAAAGCTACACCACGCATCCAATTCATTAAATCACTGGATACGATGTAATATTCTTTATCTTCCTCGGCCTTTTTTGGCGAGGGTTTCTCTTTGGTTTGCATACCACTCCAAGTTCTCTTTTAAAGCCTTAACTACTCTAACCTCTCTCCAGATTCCTTCACCCTGTTCAGGTGTTGGTACGCTAGAAAAAGCCCTGTACAAATTATCTTCCATTTCTTGAAAAATAAACTGTATTGCTTCATCTCCTATAAGCCTATGGGCTGCGTTTGCCACTCT